ACGACCGCGGGACGTAATAAGTACAATTCGGGGCGGACGACCTTTGAAGTTGACCGAGATGGGCAAATATGCCTGAGGCTCCTCGCCCTCCTCTTCCGTACGAGGTCTCAGCCACTTGACGTTCCAGTTGTCCTCGGCCATCGCCGCAGCAGATTTCTCATCAAGGAGGACGGCGAAATTCCGATCACCTTCGCGGTTGTACTGGCCTTCTTTGCCAGCAAAGTTGCGGAAGATGATCCGAACTCCTTCCATCAACACAGTGTTGTCTTTCTGCGCCATGATTTCTCCTAACTGACAAATTCCTGGAAAGAACCGAATTGTTCAATAGTTTTGATTGCTTCGGCTTTTAGCTTCTCAAAATATGTCATGTCGATTTTGAGATCTGGCATGGACTGAGCGATCTCAGCCTCAATCCATTTGTGGCCCTTTGTGCCTGTTACGGCGTAGTATCGGTCCTCTTTAACTCGAAGAAGCGTACCTCCACCTTCGAGAACCGGTACAAAACGGCCAGTACGCCCAACATGACGCATATTGTGATGATCAAGCGCTTCATCCTTCTCATGTTCCTCTCTATCTAGGTACATCGTGCCTTGGATTACGCTCCGACTTTCGCAGAAATCGTCGAAGCCAAGCTTCTCACCCGAGAAGAGGCTTTTAAATATGTAAGGATGCTGAAATTGGGAACCCACTGCAGTCCAGGAATCACCTTTTCGTGCAATATATACTGCGTCATTAACCAGGCATAGCTTGTCATATGTCACCTCATGTTCGAAATCATAGCCGTAACGCTTCCCGTGTTGCGTTACGAAATCAATTGAGCGTTTTGTCGCCCCGGGGATTTTTACGGAATCCGTTTTGATGTGTATGACAGGAATTCCGGCTTCGATTAGGTCGTTCTTCAAATCGATCATATAGAGAGCACCACGCTTAGCAACAATGTTGTCTTTATTACGATTGTCACGGAACGGATTCGGAAACTTCGCCGAGGTAAGTCCGTAAACGATATTGATGACAATCTTCAACGCATACGCTAGCTTGTCTGCTCCATCTTCATTTTCGAGATAGGGGGTTAAACGACCACTGAACATCTTCCTGACAGTATCGAACTTACGCCTTTTGATTGCTACCCGGGCTTCCTTGAGTTCTGTGAACTTGGATGTGTACTTCCCAAAGAGATTTAAGATCTCAATTGACGTAGGATGCATGGAAGCAATATCAAGAAGAGCAACTTTTTTGTAGATACCTGGTTCTGCGTAGACGTATCCGCCTTCACCAGGGTCTTCTCCGCGATACCAACTTTTACCAGCGTCAAATGTATAGCCATTGAATTCCTCACTTAGATCCGTATATACGAAAAATTTGTCCGGATTCTTATCATCGCCAAATATGATCTTCGCTGCATGTCTCTGAGTGGTATCGTTGACGGTCAGACCACTGAGTTCAGCCATGATCTGACGTGCCACGAAGTCTTCCCAACGATCTTCAAGCACAGCTTCCGTCGCTAGAACATCGTTGACGCAATACTCGACAACTCGTGGCCAGTCTTGTTCGTCTACGGGTTCATCCAAGGGAAAATCCAACTCCATATGATGGATGCCCAGATCGATTTCGAATTTTTTCAGGCTCTGTTTGATAGAGCTGAAGTCCCAAACGTCGGCATAAGAGAGATTGTATGCTTGAGCAAAGAAGGCGTTCCTATTATTGTCTATGACAATCTTCCTAGTAAGAGCATACAGTTGCTCGACGCTATACCCTAAGAGTGCCGCATAGAGAATATGATTATCGAATCGTCGGTTATAGAAGCCGACCAGCTTCATCTTGATCAGATTCTCGATCTCTTCTCTCGAAGGATTGATCATCCGAACAACCGTATCATCCCCACGGAATTTCCAGCAGACGACAAAGAGGTTTGGATAGACCTCGATGTCAAATATAACCATGCGTGGGTCGTTTATCTCCACCACAGCGTCCGAACCCAGCTCGGAGTCGGACTTGAAGATCATCGTCTGGACAGTCTTCAAACATTGTGATGCCTGATTCGTGCTGTTGTTGGCAAAAGCAAGAATCCGTGGTCTCAGGTCCGTCACGTCGTATCGCAACCCATCCTCGTGTGCTTCCTCGAGAATATGAGCTATGAAGTCGATAGACGGCTTGGTCCCTGGGTGAATCTCTTTCTTTAGATTGCGTTCGATCAGATCCCTAAGGCCTTTTTCCGTTGAGATAGTTTTAGCCTTAAGCATCTTCTCCTTCTTCTGTTTGAGCGGAAGCCCACTGTGTATCTTCGCTACCGGTACGGAATTGCAGCGAGTTACCAGTCGGCGTAACGATGAATCCCCAGTATACACCTTGATCTCGATACCTTCGGAATATACAGGGGCGAGTTCGTGAGGATTTCCGCTGTATTCGTAGTGGAGGTGAACGCCTTTTTTCGACTTGCTGAGCTCCGCGTAAGTGGCAGGCCATTTGCTCGCAGCTTCCAGATTTCTCTCGAGGCTCGTATCGCCTTTTTGGTTCTTCAAATCGAAGTCGATCACGATGTGTTTATCAGGCACCTTGACGAAGTGCAATTTGGACGTGTCAATATCTGAAAGCTTGGTCTTTACTTGCCGCCACTTTTTAGCAGGCGTTCCATCTTCGTTTGCCTCTTGCGCGGGCTGATCTGCGAGATAATCATCCAAGAGACTTTGGCGCTCGTCCATAACAAGCGAGAATGCAGGCTGATCAGCATCACTCTCTTTCGGCATCTTGAACTTTTCCGCATTGAAGCCCAAATATAAGCTACGAACCCTCTCACCGTCTACTTCACCTCGATCTTTGAATTCGTCAAAGTAATTACGCAGCTCTTCACGAACTTTGTACTGTGGAAGTGGACGATCGATTCCACTGTCGGAACAGAATTCCTTGTAGAGCTCGTATGCTTGCTTCAGGGTGACACGATCTTGACTCTTGAATACGTCGTAATACGCTTCGATGAAGTTGAAGAATATGTCTGTCTGAAGCATCATTTCTAACGGGCGATACCCGTTGTAGTAGTTCTTACCCATCTCCAAATATACTTGGAGACAGTGAGACGCGATAGCTCCGAGTTCAAAATCAATCTGACTGACCAACGTGTTGTAATGTCTGACAGGAATTCTAACACCGGTCGGATGAATATCGATTAGTCGGCGAATGATCCCTGACTTAGCGTCGGTAATTTTGACAGGTTGATTTGAGCCGATGAACAGTAGAGCTTCGGATCTCGCTGTGTAGCTCGGCTTGTACTTCTCGTTCATCTGCATCAGCTCGTGCGAGACAATCGAGTTAAGCCGAGTGTTGTCCTCTAGTCTTGACAAATCACCATCGTGCTGGATGGCAACCAGAGGATTGTTCTTGAATGCTTCTGTAGAAAACGAACTATCTGAACGTCCAAGGGCTTTGCCGTCGAAGGTAGTTGTATACCCGTCGAACAGCTTATGTAGGATATTGAGGATTGTGGACTTACCAGATCCGGCTGGGCCATAGAAAACAAAGAACTTTTGCAGCTTTTTCGAGTCTCCGGCGACAATCGATCCAATAGCCCATTCTATTTTGGCCCTTTCTTCTACGGAATATAACGTTCCTACCAGTTCGTCCCAGGCTGAAATGTCACCGCTTTCGAGAGGATAGCTCAAATACTTGCTTGCGTAGTCGGTTTTCTTGATCTCCGAGTTGGCAAACAAGATCTTAGAATCGAGACGATGACTGTTGTCGCTGATATTCGCCAGGAATTTCCTGAATTGACTCCAAGCATTACTTCTAAACGAACGCATAGACCGCACCGTATAGTTCATTCCTGTTTCTCTGCGCAGCCTATCCGCTTCGGCATTCAAATGCTCATCTACAAGCCGTTGAACATCATATTCGTCTCGAGACCAAAGACCTTTTTCTTCATCCCAAATTGCGTAAAAGGTTCGTCCTTGAACCATCAGATCCTGAGAGCGCCCGACAATAAAATCCGGATACAACTCCATACCGGATTTATCTTTCGTCTCTTTAGAGAGGATCTGATAAAAATCCATCAAACCTCCCTCTAAATATCGGTCATCTCCATCACATACTTATTCATCTGATACCAGATTTCCACTTTGGTTTGGTCTTCTTCTGGACTTTTCAGTGGGAAGAACCCTCCACGACCGTCCTGACGATACGTTCTCCAGACGAGAGCATCAAGGACGTCGTTGATTCGATTGATATCGTCCTCCGTCAATGGATCGGATTTGTCAGTCAATCGAAGATTCTTGAGAAGCTTCCACGCCCACTTCTTCGGTGAAATTACACCGGCGGTGAATGCTACTCTCTGACTAAGGCTCACAAGAACTTCGAGAAGTGTAGCCCCTTCGAGGTTCAGAGTCTTTTTACGACCGTGCAGAAATTCAGAGCGCAAGTCTATCGCATCCTGAATACGATTGTCGTCGTTCGGCACAGTCCAATGAAACTCTGTGTTGTGCATCACTTCGAACAAGCCGGAGTAGTTCTTCCCGTTTGGAATATGAACGTGTGAAACTAGCCAGTTATAGTAGTCGTAGTCAATCGTCTGTAGGGGTGTCTGTGTCATGCGGTTCAATACCTAGAACTTCCTCTTCGAAGCTTTTGTTGAGTCGACAGATTTCCATATCAATTTCGAGCTTGTCGTTGCGAACGAACACAACATTGTCATCGTCCGTACCATGCCCGAATTGGAGATTATCCAGACCAACAACAATATCTGCATGAGGAAGAGGGTGATCGTTCTCTTCGTCCACAAGGACATCATCGATGGCGTAATACGTATACGTCACCTGAGAATATCCCTTCTCCTTACCCATGAACTCTTCCTGATGAATGACATAGGGCTCACCCTCATCCAACGATTCCCTATGCCGCAGCTCTCGTCGATAATCCCAGGCCGGAGTCGCAGTACCAGGTATCGGCTCGACGATGCCAGGAACCGGAGCAGGCAAAGGCCGAATCATGACAACTTCGTCAACTTCTTCTACTGGCATTTTGATTTCTAGGCCATAGCCTTTCTTCTCAACTATCTCAGCGACTGACGGCTTTTCTTGTCGAGCCGTCTCTTTCTGCTGATAGACCTCTCGAATCTTGGCGACTTCCTCTTCGCTCTGCTTGAAGGCTTCAGCCTTGATCTTTTCCTTATTGAGCTTATAGCCAACGACAATTCCGATAGCGAGGCCAACAGCCGCTCCTCCTACAAAGAGTCCTACAGATTTTGTATTGATACGCCGGGTCACCGCAGCTAGCTCTTCGAGATTATCTGCGACTTCATCCACAACAACATCAACAGCCATGTCTTCTCCTATTCGTCGAGCTTATCGTAGATGACGCCGTCGACATTGAAATCGAGCAAGATTGCGCCCTCTATACCATTAACGAAATCTCGGATAACTTCTTGGCTTCCATCAAAGACGCCGAAATTGATGAAGTTGTCTCCATTCTGAGAAAGAATCCAGCCTACAACAGCTCCCGCCTTGGATCGCGGAATACCGAGCATGTCGTAGACATCGTTCAGAAACACATGGCCACGTGCTTTCAGAAGATCGTTTGCGTAATTCTGCTGACACTTGAGGAAGACGAGATTATACTCGGGCTCCTTGTTCCACGAAGGTGACAGTGAATCGAAGAACCGAGCATAGATCGACGGATCGTTCTGACTCACACGAGTAACCGTCTTCGTCTTCTTCGTCTTCGGATCGATGATCTCGACTTCCTGAGTACCGTACCGGAGGTTTCGATCCTCGTCCTCGCCGTACTTCTCGACCACACGACCTCTGTACTCGTTGAATCCCTTCTCGAGAGCTCCGTATGCTGCGGTCAACGCAACATTTCGCCTCGTCAGGATCCCGTTGGATGTTCTCAGAAGATAAATCGAGAGACCACCCACAACGATTGCCGGAGCATAGAGCCGCATGACTCTCACGCCACTCTGGAAGTAAATGAGTGAAACATCACGTGATCGATCTTTTTCGCTATACTCCCGATGCTTGAGAGACTTGGCTGTGTCGAGCTTGCTCTTTGCATCACTCAGAACTTCATCTGCCCTCAGGGTGGCACGGCACGCAAGGACAGTGCTTCCCACCATTCCGACAATCCCAGCCCCTAGAAGAAGTTGCGGAGACGCCTTCTGAATATGCAGAGCGTTTCGGGCGATTTGCTGCTGTACCGCCTCAGGAACGAACTTCATTATGACTCCTTGAATAAGGTCAACTGTTCTACGGGATTTTTATTCTCCGAGCGGTTCTGGTTCCGGAAGATCCAGTAGATAACCACCGCGGATGCGAGAAACCCCGGCACCTGTAAGCTCTTCCCAACCCCACTTATGATCGGTATGAGTAGAGTCAAGGCCGACGAGCTCGTAGAGGTCTGCAACTGATGCTGATCCATATCGACTCACCACGTCAAATAGTCGGTCGATTACTTCCTCGGCTTCTGCACGTTGATCCAGCACAATCTCATCGAAATTGTGTCGAGCTCGAGCCGTTCGACTAATTGCTCTCTCGGGACCAGTGAGTCTACTACCCGAGGAGTAACGATTGTAACTAATATGGCCCGTGGGTCCTGATGGTGGACGTGTCAACGATCTTCGACGGGATTCGCCAAAGATCAGTTTTTCGATGCCTTGAGAACCCGCCTCAACGACCATGTCTTTCGCAGCGGGTAGTAGTACTTCAAAAAGTACGTACGAAACAGCAGTCTTAGCATCACCAGCAACAAACGTTTCTTTAAACTGCTTGCGAAGCGACTTTCTCCGCCGAACCGCAGTACCTGTAATAACAGGGCTAATGTTTTTACCGTCCGGAACACCTTTTTTACTTCTTTCGCTGTTGGGAGGAAAATCAGGAGTGTCCATCCACATCCTTCATCTAGAAAAAACGAAAAGCTAAAGACCCAGTTTTGGGCCCTTAGCTTCAACTTCTACTGCTCGGTTTCGTTATTACCAGACAGCTTTTCCAACAACGGCTTTGCCAACTCGTTTGTCATCTTCTCGATGTGGTTTGACGTCTGTTCGACGAGCATCGATCCAAGCACGAAGCTCCCGGTGCCCACCACGACCTTCTCGACCGTAGTGATGACAGGAACATTGTTCTTGATGATGCCCGCGACAATCTTACCAACACCAACGCCTGCGACGAACTGAGTCGCCAACTTCGCAGCTGGGAGATAAGCAGTAAGCATAAATAATGTCTCCTAGTAGTAGGGTTTCATTATACGACAGGTTTACTCTGCGAGAGTCACTTCTCCACGTGCCAGACGTTCACTGAATATCTTGAAGTCCTCGATGGACATCTGGGCTGCCTGAGCTCGAGTCACAACTTCTGCATCAGGCTTAGGCGGCTGGGGAAGAACTGCCACCTCCTCGACCACCTTGAGATCGACTGCGGCTACCTTGGCGGCCTCTTCGGCCATTCCGGTCGGGATCACTCCGTTGATGAACTCAACAGCAGCGTCCGCATTCGTCACGAGCTCGATGAAGAGCGTTGAATATGCCTCTGTCGACTCGAACTCCTCGCGTAGTTGTTGGTTCTTGATGAATCGCTTACCATCCGCGGACTTCTGTCCATAGGAAGTCAGGAGGATGTTCTTGAACTCGGCGATGATGCTCTTACCGTCTTGTGCAGCAACGATTCTCTGCAACGACTCTGACAAACCGCCTTCGTGGCTCAATTCGAGCTCAACCAGCTCCGCCTTGGAGAGGTGAAAGAAGAAGTCCTCACTGACCTCCTCTCCGTTGAAATCTTCGTACGTAATTGTCTTCTTGAGCACGCTTACTCCCAATGATTGGTGTAGTCCGCCAATGGTGGTCTAGAGAAATCGATCGCGATGCACGGCCTCTTATCTTCAGTCATCGTCGTCGAGAACTTCACCTCCATCCGGTTGTTCATGTTCCAGCCGACTGAGTCGGTGTACGCCGTGGGTGGCAAGCCGATCTCATCGTAGAAATGAGACAAGCTGCAAGACATGAAGTGGATCAGTTCGTAGTTGACCGAGTTCTCAGCGCGCTTGATGTCCTCTACCGTGCTATTGAAATATCTCCCCGTGAGCATGTCGTAGCAGAGAACCTGACCGCTTCCCACCATGATCACTTCCTCCGACCTGGGAGGATTGGCGGTGACGCGATCTTGAGCGACTTCGTCGCGGATCTTCTCGTCCTGACGAGGGCCGAGTCTCTCGATGACCTTCTCTTTGTATTCCCCTAGAGCTCGATCCGAAGCTGCCACAGCAACGGTCATTGCTGCGATCTTCTTCGACGTGATCTTGTGCGCGAGAATGATGCTCGAGACGGTTGCAGCACCCACGACAACGGGCGGAATGAACTGAGGCCAAACCATCTGGACTTTCTCAGTTTTTGACCGCTCGACTATCTCTGTCTCGGGAAACTTCAATGCGTCCAGACGCTCGCGCCTCTCTTTGGCAATGATCTCAGCTGCCTTGAACGATGCGCGACCTGTGAGAACAGCAGTTGCGATCGTGCCAGCAACTCCAAGACCAGTGAGAATCGTAGTGGAGTTTTCGTTTGCTAGATACTTCAACTTACTTACGTGTGGCACTAGACCGCTCAGCATAGTAACCTCTCAAATATAGAAGGAGCGTCTTCGACGCATCTCACGAACGAAGATCCAGATCAGCCACAACCCACACGTGAGGAACACCATGATGCAGTCTCCGAGAAAACTTAAGCACCCGTAATTTCTCGGGGTCACATAAACGTATGGCATGTCACCTCCCAAAAAATAGAGGGCGAGGTAGCTAATCCTTTCGGAACCAGCCATGTCACGAAGGACATGGGAGTCTACCTCTGTTATACACGATGTTTTTTCTGCGAGGTTACTTCTTGATCTGCTTGACGAACTTGACCACGTCGAGTCTTGTCGTCATGGTGAATCGTTTGTTTGCCTTAGCCCAGTACCAATTGTTTCGAGCGCGAACAGTTCCTTTGTCATATCCGGTGAAATGCCAAACCAGGTTGGGCTTTCCATCCCGCTCCAGATAAATGGCCCACGAGTTGTTTCCCTTACCGTTATGAAGAACCTGCCAACCGATAGGGTTGAGCTCAGTCGCGAAGAGCAAGCTGAGTGTTAGGACGACATCAGCCTTGTCCTTTGCGTGATGCTCGATATCGTGAAGAAGAGTTGCCATAGTTACTCCTTAGGGTAGAAGGTCATGAAGAAGCTTAGATGCTATCAGACTTTCTTCTTCATTGCCAACTAATATGAGTAGACGCAGAGCCTTGATGATCGTATCTTTTTGTTCGGCATCGAGCACATCAGTAGTTGTGGCCGTTCTAAATACGATCCACATTACTGTCCTTTCTATTAGAATATAACCCTTTAGTGAGGGCCTGCGGAGCGTTGATAACCAGCGTCTCTTTTTCGGGTCGCCAGCCCGCGAAGACACTTGACGTCAGTGTCCTACCAGTATAGGTTATTTCACGCCACGTCCTCCCGTACAGGAGTAGACGGTTTGTGCCACAGAGTGTACGCCCCGTGGTTTTGTCGCCTCACAATGACACAGGCCCTCACTAAAAGGTTACAGAAAAAAAGAGAAGCCCTTGTAGGGTCCCTCTTTTTTGGTAAGTCTATCCGATGACGATAGTATTACGTCTACGCATCTCACGAATGAAAATCCAGATGAGCCACAGCCCGCCGGTGAGGCAGGTCAGGGTGACATCTAGAATAAACTTGAAAAATCCGTAGTTCATAATTCCTCCTCTAGAAAAAACTATACCTTCTATTAAAGAGTATGTTTTTCCTGCGAAGACAAAGAGAAAGTCCGGGGAGGACTCTCTCTTAACCAACTAGGCAACTTTGCGCGAGAACTTCCGCTTCATGCCCTTGTAGGCCTTGGACGTGACGTACACACCACCAATGATGGCGGCGTACACCACGACCTCGGTCGCAACGGACTGAACGGTCGGGTTCTTAAACACAATTTCTCCTTATTGTAGGTTTCATTATATACCATGTTTTTTGTGCGAGAAAAATATGAGAAGGAGGCAGCCTTAAGATTCCCCTCTCTTAGGCGCCACCCTTCTCATTATACGCGATGTAATATCTGCGATTTGGAGAAAAATTTCCCCCCGGGGATTTTTCAGATTTCAAAAAAATTACGAAAGGTATTATTCATAGCTCTTCTATTAGGTGTCGAATCTGTTCATAACTTCTGAATGTTCGCACCGAACAAGCTAATAAATAATACCTTTCATTATACGCCGTGTTTTTTGTGCGATTTGCGAAAAAAATATGAAAGGCCGCGTTTGCGGCCCTCCATACGACTCTCTTGGTCACTTGTTATCTTGGGCGCATGATGAAGCCCAACGCCTTCGACGAAATCACGTTCACATGCTCATGCTTGAGAATCAAGATGATCCCAACGAGATTCGCGCCAACAGTGAGCATCGTATCCTTGCTCACAGACGCTGGCTTTTCTTTGTCCAGCATCTTGTGTAGTCTCTCAACGAGACTCAATGTCTTCGCGTACTCTTCATCGGTGATCGTCTCAGCCTTCAAGTGGATAAGCGTGCGATCGAGCTCTCCTTCGATTAAGCGTTGATTATTCGATTGCTCCCTAGAATTGAACATAGTCCTCCTAAGTAGAGTTCATTATAGTGAATGTTTCACCTGCGATTTGAACTCTCCTCCAAAGGCTTGACTTTAAAGATCAATTCGTTCTTGAATTCCATCGTTTCTGGATCCTCATGAAGTTCGAGAGAATATACGATCTTATTGTCGTCCTTTATTATCAATAGATCTCCGTCATAACCAGATCGATCAACTAACCACTTCCTTAGGATGAACCCTATGAATACTCCGAAATAAAATACTCCTATGACGATTATGATTTCCACCGCGATTTTCATTTCTCAACCAATCATACTCACGGTAGGATATGCCTTTTCCCCAGCAGCATCCTGAGACCGAATATACTCGGTAATTCTAGCCGATTGAACCACTCCAGTATTTCCTTCCACCTCAATAACATCTCCGAGATTGTAGTGAATGCCGTACTGGAACTGATTATCAGGCACAATCTCTCCGTCTACGGACTTGATAAAGGGATTGTTCGTAAGCTCGTCAAGGGCTCGGCTATTCAAGATGTTGACGAGACTTTGGGAGTTCCCTGCAACCATGTCGGTTGTAATATCGTCGGCAAAGATCATCATAGCGCGTAGATCGAACCCTGTATACTGAGGTCCCGACAAACTGGCCACACCGGGCGTGGTGACGAGAGGCTTGATGTCCGAGTTATCAGGAGCAAATGAATATACAAGAGTCTTCATCTCCTTGATGGATTGAAGCTCCTTAATATCTGTAAAAGAATCCATCTGGGGAGAGAAGCGAACGACAGGATTCTCTGTCTGTCCACTTGTGCGATCGACGCCCTTATAACTACGAAATCCAAGAGTAAACGCTATATCACTGACCTCGTCGAGCGTGATTTGCATCCCGATTTCGTAGGTGGTGGCGATCTCCTTCAGAGCCTTGTAGACGGGGCCGTATGGCACACCGACCTTGACGACAGGACCCGATTGATCGTATGCTCTGAGACCCAATCCTGGAATAACCAACGCCTGAGGATTGGCGATGCCCGTAGGATTGGTTCCGTTCAAATATGGACTGCCCTGACAACACATGTAGTAGACGATAGCCCAGAGAGTCCAACCCGCGGTCCCGCTCTCGAGATACCAGTACTTGTCTTCGTGTAGAGATGACGTCCGAACAAATCTGTTGTCCAGCCACGGTAGGATGGAGATCCCGGTGACTTTCAACTTGCCGTTTTCGATGTTGAACGTCTCAAGGATCATGATCTCATCGGATGAATCAAGCCCTACGAAAGTTCCTGGTGCCAGCTTCTGAAACATCTCTATCGTTGCCGGAACCACCAACTCAATCGCACTATCTCCGTAATATCTCTCGGTCCAGATGATCGAGTCGTATCCATCGATGATGTTCTGTTTGATAAAACTGCGATTCAGCGTATACGGTTCCATTAGAGCCCTCCGAAGCGCTCAAAATATGTGAGCTCCCAATCCTGTGCTCCTTGATCCGTAACGACACGAAACTCATTCTCACCAGGTTGAAGTGTCGGCCACGCTGATCCTTCTTGAATACTAACCTTGGAGAGAAGATTCGTGATGACACCGCTGCCGACCCCAACGTTCTGAACGAACTTCCGCATGGGAATAGAGCTCAGCTCGAAATATGTTGCAGGATCTACCGTAGCCACTACCCCAAAAGACGTGATCGGCGGATCTCCAATCTGAACGGTGATTCCTGTAGGATTCGGCGCAGTGACCGCGGTGACCTTGACGTTGATACCCGCCTCGATCGTTCCTCCGTAATCGACGACGACAACGTCTCCTCCCGGTCGAACGGTTTGGCCTGTAATGACGGTTGCCTCGAGAGCGGTGAAATATGGATCTGGACAGATGATAGAGACCTGAAGCTCTGGATCTTTGCTAAACATGTTGACGGTAACGCCCTCGACAATTCCCGAGATTGCCACAGGAATCATGTCGTCGCTGTAAAAGACAAGCTTCGTAGGACGCTTCGGCATGAAATATGCATAGATGAGTCTTCGAAGACTCTCGAACGTCCAGTTGTCGTAATCGGGATTCGGATGCAGTGTAAGGACGATGTTCCGGTTCGTCAGACTGCTACCTACGTAGGATGCCCCATCGACAGAACCGTAGGGCGATGTGTTGACAGACGCCTTGACTGGATCTAATCCGCTAATGTTTCGAACCTGGATCAAGTCTGTCTCGGGTCTGCTACCGTTTAGGGGCATCACAGGCGCTGAACGCCATGAACTGAACGCTTTGACTTCTGTTAGCACGGCTTTCAGACCTTTCTGGCCCCCCGAAGGGGGCCGTAGCAGGTTAAGTAAGAGCGAGTGCAGACTTGAGTTGTGACAACTGGTTCTTTGTCTGTCTGTAGATCTCGATTTCCGTCAAGGCCTCCGGTGAATAGTTGTTCTGCTCGAACTTCACCGTTGGTCCAGTAGCGCTTGCCGGTTCTTCCTCAGTCTGGGCCGCAGCGGCCTGCTCCGCAGAGATCATTGATGCCTGTCCGTATGAGGTGGCTGCGGTAATTGGTGTCACCTTGGTAAGGGCGCCCAATTCACCAGCTTGAGCTCGAACCAGCGTAAGATCTAGTACAGGTGTGATGACCGGATTGGGATTCAATTCGCTCGTCACAACGTCTGAGATCTTACTCATAGAACTCTTCATTGCGTCCATCGCGGCCGTAGCTGCGACATCAGCCGCATCGGCCACTATGTGTGCTGACTTAGTGATGCCCTGAGCAAGACCTTCCACAACATACACGCCAATTTCCGCCATCACCTGCGACGGAGACTTGATCTTCAATCTTGCTCGGAAAGCGCGATTGATCTCGTCGGCCATCTCCTCTACCTGGTGTCTAAGCTCATCCATCTGAGACTTCAACCCATTGACAAGACCCTGAGCAGCCAGAACACCGGCATCCTTCAGGTTATGTCCTGCCTGATTACCGAGTTTCTTAGCTTCAGCCGTAAGCTGCGTATCAAGCTTGTTAAGACCCTGAACCGCAGTCTTACCGCCAGAAAGCAATGCCGTAGCAAACTCCTGATCGGCAGTACCCTCTTCGAGAAGCTTCTGATACGTCGCATCATCCAAACCAAGCTTTCTCAGTTGCTCAAGCGTGGTCTTGTATGCTCCGACAGCAGCAGTCTGGTCCTTGAGAGCCTGCAAATATGCGGCCAATTGCTCCTGCCCAGTACCCTCACCTTCAGTAAGAGAAGGCAAGGTAGAATACTGGTCAACATAACCTTTGATTGTTGAAGCTCTCTCTTCCTTGGCCGCCTTCAATTTATCTCGAGCAGCCGACAGCTTCTCACTGATATTGTTGTACTCGGTGACAAGACCAATCAGTTCTGTTTTCTCATTTCTGAGTTCCTGAGTCAGGGCCTTGTGTCCAGCAATTGAGCTCGCCAAGATCTGTTGATTCTCAGCAATGACCTTCTGAGCAGCCTTGATTGCTTCAGCATCAGGCTTCTTGGCGTCTCGCAGTTCATCAAGCTTCTTCTGCTCGGATATGATCGTCTCTCGAGCAGTGCTCATCGCTTCAAGAAGCTTGTCGTTCAGCTCTTTCCAAACGGTGTTAATACTTTCCTTGGACTCTCTCAGACCCTGAGCAAAGCCTTCTCCGACGTACTGACCAATCTCAATCATGACTTTGGACGGAGAATATGTTTGGAAGGTCTCGGCAAACTTGCCAATGACCAAACGGCTCATCTCTTCGGCTGCTGTGATAGGAGCCTTACCGTTCTGAGAAATACCCTTGAACAAACCATCCATGATTGCTTTACCGATATCAGTCGTCACCTTTGAAGGAGAGCTGATACCAGGAATCTTGTGCATGATGCTCATAGCCTTGCTCATAATTCCTTCAATTTGACTGTACAAGGCTCCAGCTTTACTGAGCAAACCGCCGGTCATACCATCGACAATAGCGATGCCGACTCGGAAACCAGCAGCTCTCATTTCGCCAGAATGAGCATTGATGGCATTTGCAACGCCGTTCAAGAAGTAGATAATCGCCTTGAAACCCTCGTCTACGAGTTTGACCGAGCTTCGAGCGATCTGATTGATGAACTTCGAAATCGCGTCGACCGCTGCAGCGACAATTCTGCTACCCGCATCACCGATACCTGTGATTAGCTTCACGACGATATCGGTACCTGCTTTGACTACATCGCCGATACGACTGGCAATGGCCTGAAGGAATCGAGTAAGCAGAGTGATCCCTGCCGTTGCGATCTGTGCGAGATTGGCTGTCACCGCACTTACAAATCTGGTAATGATCTGCAGTACGGCGGTGGGGATCTGCGTAATGGCACTCAGAATGCCTGTGACAAGCTTCGTGAGAAGCTGAACACCTGCCGCAACAATACGAGCATAGTTATTGGCAAGAGTCTGCAGGAACTGGATAATGATGTTCGTCACCGAGGTAACAAGTGCCGGAAGGTTGTTCCTGATACCGTTCAGCAATGCCAAGATCAAATTGAAGCCTGCCTGAATGATCTTTCCCTGATTCTGAGCAATGACCGATAGAGCCAGCTCGATCAGGGCATTAAACGCTTCGGCAATCTTGGGCGACATCTTGATGATGGCATCCAAGAGACTTCCGAGGATCTTGACAATGGCGTCGACAAACTGTGGAGCAACCGCAGCAAACGCCTTGGCAATCTCCAAGATCCCAAGGACAAGCAACTTAGCGTTCTCGATAATGCCCTTCTGGAGCTGCGTAATTGCGGCAAGGATGACGCCGACCCCGGTTGGGGCTGCGACCACAAGAGCGCTTAGGCCTGTGGCGACGAGGAAGATACCCGCACCCGCTAGTGCCAGTCCTGCTCCGATCAACAACATCGCTGCCCCGAAGCCAAGCAAACCAGGAACAGCTGCTGTGATCAACGCTCCCGCTACACCAATCACTGCAAACGCCGCAGCAAGCGCAACGAGACCCTTGAGAATCGATCCCCAAGACAATCCTCCAAGTTTCACCAAGGCTCCAGCAAGCATAGAAATGCCTACGGCAGCAACAGTTAGAGCCGCTGCACCTGCTAGTGTTCCTGACATAACATACAAAGCGGCCGCCAAGATCGCCAAAGATCCGGCAAGAGTGCCCAGACCCTTTGCGATTGCGCCAATAGACATTCCACCCATGCTTTCAACTGCCGCAGCAATTTTGCCAAGAGCAAGAGAGACCAGAAGAAGACCGGCAGCAGTGAGGATCATGTTCTTCGGCATGAGATGCATGGCGCCAGCGATGACAACAAGTGCCCCGCCGATACCGAGCATTCCCTTGCCAATTGCACTCCAATTCAGACCACCAAACTGCGCAACTGCACTCGCCAAGATCTTGAGACCAAGCGCGATGGCAATGATGGCTGCGCCTTGAGCGATCATGCTCTTTGGCATAATCTTCATGGCACCTGCCACAATGACAAGACCGGCACCAACAGATCCAAGACCCTTACCGAGCTCGGCCATGTTCAGGCCTGCGAATTGCTTTACGGCGAGAGCCAAGAGATTCATACCGATTGCGATAGCTGAAATGCCAACGCCAGCTCGGATCATTCCTGCCGAGCTTGCACTCAATGGAATAGCAGCTGCAGTAATCCCTACTAGGAGAGCAGCGACTCCGCCAAGACCCTTGAGCAGCTCACCCCAACTGAGGCGACTGAGGGCCACAACGGCAATCACAAGAACATCGATAGCTGCAGCCAGAGCAATCAAACCAGCAGCAACGATCGGAAGCTTGAGGAAGCCACCCGACTTGGAGATCTTGTCGATGACTGCCATAGCGCCGAGAAGTTCGCCCATCATGATTGCAATCGCTGCAATAGCTGAATTCAGTCTCGCCGGATCGACGAGCGACAGGACAAGTACCGAAGCTGCTAGGAGGGCGATGGCAATGGCGATTTCTTTGAGGGTCTTCGCCTTGAGGTTGTTCTGGAGCGCCACCATCGAGCCCTCAAGCGCCTTAAACGAGCCCGCAATGTTCTCAAGAATTCCACCACCGAACCCCTTACTGATCTGCTCCAGCAAGCTGCCCTTACCGAAGAAGTTCTTGAGCATCAGAACAAGTCCGCCCAAGAGTCCCGTCCGGACAACGGCTAGAATTGCTTCGAAGTTCATGTTCGATGCGGCCTGACCGATAGCAGTGCCCAATCCAGTAATCAAGTTGATAAGATTGTCGAAGACGTTCTGTAGAGCTTCGCTTTCCTCGACACTGCTTACGAACTTGTCCCAGACCGTAGCGACGCCTTCGAGAATCCTCTGGAATGGGGACAAAGCGCCGGACATTGCCGATATTTGTCCAACAAATCCTCCGGGGGAAAATCCGCTAAACAAATCGCCAAGAGCATCGGCCAAACGACCAATCATTTCGACAGGCTTAGCCAGAATATCCCCAAGCCCATCGAAGAACTTTTCTATGCCCTTGCCCTTCTTCAGAGCCTGATCAATGCTGTAGATGAAATCGCCAAGAGCTCCGGTGATCTCGAGGAAACCGCCCGAACCTCCGGCTACGGCACCGAACAACTTTGCAAATACGCCGATAATCCCGCCAACGATCTGCCTGCCGATGTCCAGAATGGCAAAGAGACCACGGAACGTCCGCTTCAAGTTCTCGATAGTCTGTTCACTAGGCTTTAACGCGTTGGCAAACCTCTGAAACTGCAGCGTTAGGTCGTAGAGATTCTTCCCTGTCACCGCTGGGAAAATATCCCTGAACGCTTCCTTTATTGGCGCCAGAACAAGACCCAGGTTATGAAAAGCAGTGCTAATAGAATCAATAAGAACCGTTCGTCCACCGAGGGCCTTCCAATCGCTTAGTACCTTGTTGCGAGCATCAGCACTTGCATTGAGAAAGCCGTTAATGGCATTCGACATTGCGGTGAACGTGGTCTTAGCTTCGGTGAAGGTACCAAATATGATTTGGAATGTCTTCGCCCAGCCCGATCCCATCGTTTCTTTCGCAACGTCAAACACCTGTGCGATCGTCTTAACCTCGGTCGCTGCGTGCATTGCCGTCTTGGCGGTCTGCTGAATCGCAGCAATCTGAGCTTTATTGAAGCCCATAGCCGCGAGCTCAGCATCCGACAGATCGGACGTGAACTGCTGAAGAGTCTTTGTCAGGACATCAGAAGTAAGCCAAGAAGCCTTACCTGGTGTTGACAACGACTGACGGAATGCCTCTCCGTGAATCGAGACATTCTTCATCGGACCTTCGAGCTTGACGGCTCCCTTTTCCAAGGTGCCCATAGCTTCCGCGGTTTGAGCGAGAGCTCTCTGGAAGACCGTACCACCCATACCCGCATTGACAACCGAGTTCCAGTCCTGCAGCTTCACCGATCCAGCTGAAATGGCCTGTGACAGCTGATACATTGCTGTTGCGGCCTGATCGGCATTCGAACCCGAGAGCGCAGCCAGGTTAGCGATACCCTTGATCGATGCTGTCGCTGTACCCAACTCAACACCGGCAGCCGTGAAGGTACCGATGTTCTTGGCCATCTGACTAAAGTTGTAGATCGTCTTGTCCGAATAATCATTCAGCTCGTCGAGAGCCGCATTGACGTCCTTGAGCTTTGTTCCAGCAGCCGCAGTGTTGGCCAAGATCGTCTGAATAGCATTTAGGTTGGTCGAATACTCGGCGAATCCGGCCTTGATCGGATCTAATGTGAACGATTTGACAAACGCCGCACCAGCTCGAATTGCTTGTGTCGCCAACTGCGACATCACGCTGATCGCCATAAGTCGGAGAGCGTCGAACTTGTGGCTTACTTCGTCTACTGCCTGTCCCACCTTGCCAAGGTTGAACTTACTTATTGCGTTTTGGACGGTGTCCAGGCCTTTTCCTAGTTGATCGAACTTCAGATTAGCCTTCAGCTTGTCGAGTGCACGAATTGCGCTGTTAATACCCTGCTCGAACTTGCCTGATTCGAAACTAATCGCTACGACTTTGTCATCAATGGTTGCCATTAAATCCTGGTCACCTCCTTCCATGCTTCAGCTACGATTTGGTCAAATATAGGCCGAATTGCAGGCATAATATAGTCTCGTCCTTGCACGTATCCACCCGTTCCGGTCCCGTGGCCGTACTGGAGGATGACTGCGATGGGGACGCCGTCCTCGATATGGCTGTTACTCCAACGAATTGAGTAATATCCCGGTCGTTGAACGATAGAATATGACCACGATCCCGCAGTCAATCCCGATTCAACCGGTGTGGCATTGGACAAGGCGTTCTGACCCATAGATCCGTACTTGTTCAGAACGGCAAATCTCTGGGAGTCCTTCATTGCCGCCAGCCATCGTTCGGTCCTGCCGAATGATCCTTTCTCCGTAATAGTGATCATGACTACTCCACCGTTAGACGAACGATCACCACTCCAGGAGTACCAGCCATCCCTCCTCGAGACTGTCCAAATACGGTCGGCAATCCGTTCAGAGGAGATGCTTTAGCTCCGCTAGCTCCGCCAGGGACCACATTCGGAGCTCCAGTAACCGGACCATTACTTGGAGCAGCTCCAGGACCGTAGACCGATGTATCTCCGGGATTGTAAGCGCCGCGTCCTCCAGCTGTCGCAGCATTGCAAGCGACTCCTCCATACTTTCCGACGCCGCCTGCTCCCCCACCTCCGCCTTTGCCGTTGTTGTTGATGAGCGTACCATCTGCTCCAGCTGTCCCAAGAGTTCCCGGACCCGTTGCTGATGGAGTACCCGCAACGCCTCCCGCTGCTCCTCCTCCGACAACGATGCGATTTCCCGATCCACCAACGCCTCCATTAGCTTGAGTAGATACAGTTACAGAGTTAGATTGGACGCGCTTACCACCTTCACCACCTGAAGCTCGGCAAGTATTGGTGTTGAATGTCGAAGCTCCTCCGTCACCACCGTTGGTAGTGAGAGCAGGATTGCTTGCATGTTCGGTCCCTAGTGCGCCACCTCCACCAACAACCACAGGACAAGTATCAGGCAGAGCAGACAACAAACCACGAACACGATGAAATCCGCCACCGCCACCAGCTCCTCCGAAACTTCTGATCTGAGTGCCTGTGTTAGCGGTATCGATCCCCCCACCGGCTCCTCCGCCTCCACCAATGCAGATCACTTCGAAATGTGTGTACTCCATGTCGATATACTTCAAAGTATCGAACGTTGCATTGGCGTCAAATCTTAAAACCAACGGGTCAGGACGAATTAGACTCCCTGCGAGTTCGATTCTCATTTTAATCGTCCAATTTTACAATGTACGGAATGAAAACCGACGGCTGGACGTTCTCGTGTGCGCCGTTACCACCCGCATTTGCGATTGAGATACCGGTAAGCGCTGCTCTGATCCAGTTTCCTCGACCCAAAGTTTGGGTATCATAAGACGGATAGTTTCCGAACTGACCACCAATCGAGTTACCCGCACCTTGATCGTAAATATGTGCATGACCCGGATCGGTAACAGCGTGTCCGTGTGCAGCCATTTCAGGAACTGTGATGATATGCGTTTCTTCACCAGTTCTTCCAGCAATAGTGATCGCCACAGTACGAGTCATGCGATTGGCTCGAGCTCCTCCTGGCATAGCATCCATACCAACTGGAGTCACACCTCGCATATCAGGAACACGGAAATTTGGTGCTCCGGGATCACTTGCTCCTCCGAAGGTACGCCATTCGGTGGCAATGCTCGCCGCAGCTTTGGGATATGTTGCGACCGCATAAACTGCGCCATCGGCCCATACCCACTTACCGAAATCTACAGCTGCCGGAAGTGTAGTTCCCGGCCATAGTCGAAGTTCTCCCGGAATCAGACCGCCAGCAGGACCTACTGGACCTTGTGGACCCGGAGGAAGAACGCCTGTATCAACTGTTGTTCCGTCGAATTTAGTAAGAATTAGATGATTATTGACAATTGCACCCGAAACAACCGTTTGACCTTCAATTTCTAGCATTCGATCAGCGGTTAGACCTGTAATTGTAGCCATTTCACCTCCTTAGTCCTGCTAGCTGACATTGGTAGACGAAATATGATACGTATCCGGATCGATAAAGGTAGCGTCCGCGCCAACGATCTGGAAAGTAGTAGGATCGAGCATATCGATGTAGTTATTTGCTTCGTCAATAGCCATCCAAGTACCATCTCCAAAGTCGATGATGAGAAGAGCGTCACGAAATCCGAAGTATTCACCAACTTCAGTGATCGGTGGAAGACTAGGGAGCATTTTTGTCGTTCCATAAAGCTTACTTTCCAGCAACCGCATGACTTCAGGAGGTGTGGTTCTCGAATCGATAGAAACATGAACCGTTGGTCTAAATTTGTTGATCTTCTGTGGAGTTCCCGTTAAGGTCCATCCAAATTCAACGGGTTGAACTCCTGAATCTTGAATTGTTGAGAAACCCTTCGTATCAGGAGTAGCAAGAACATTGTAAAGAATGTGAATTTTATAGCCGTGCTCTTCGCCCTCGACATCGTTACCAACTTTCGTCCTATACGACATACTGAAACTTTTTGGTGGTTGCTCATGATAGGACAATCCGGGAGAAACGATAGCAATCCCGTTTACAGTATCGAATTCGTCGGGATAGGTAAATGCCTTGAGCTTTCCCACAAAGTCGCTCGGGGTTAGATTCTCCAAATACTTGACACCGTCCAAGAAGAACGATTTCAATTCGGAATTCGGGGATTCTTCAATTCCGATGAGACCATTCCAGACAACTACCTTTCCGTCTTGAAGATAGAGAACTCCTTTATCGATTCCAGTCTGATAAATTCGCTCTCCAACCTCATCCCATTTGAGAACTGCCATGTCACCCCCTTTCTAGCCTTTGGTGCCGAGTTGCTGTCTACGCTGCGCATTGAGTTCTCGATTCCGAGCAGCCATTTCGGAGCGACTCATCTTCTTTGGCTTCGCTTGTTTGATGTTACAAACTCGAATCAAAGTAAAGAGTCTATTGAGATGCCAGTTTTCACACTCGAATGGAATCTGAAATGTTATCATCCAATAGTAAATGAGCTCAGCGGTAATAACATCTCGAGTACGTGGAGCCCCAGGAGCTTCGCTAAACCACGTAGCGGTCATCTTGGCTTCGATGTACTTATTGACAGCTTTGATGTTCTCTTCAGAAAGCTTATGAAATACCTCTTCAGAGACATTTGGAGTCAACGTCATCTGTTTTATGTACTCGAAAATTTCTTCTGTGGTTTTTTCTGCTCCACCCAGAAACGGTTTCTCGTACATTGACTCCCATTTTGACACTGAGACTAAAGAATGCTCGAGATCCAACGTCATGTCGCCTCTACTGACAAACTCCTGTTCTTGCTCGTCAAACATTTCGACACCAGGAACAACAATAGTGAGCATCCTCCAGCCTCCATTGCAATTTAGGCGCCGCTGAAGAGAGCGATGACAGCGTCCGGAGTAGGGAGAGCCGCGTCTGTTGCGCCCTTTCCGTACAGCAGATCCTCAAGCGCCGCGAGATCGGCTTCGTCCACCTGAGTGGAGTCAATCACGATGAGTGCGGTGGGCTTGTAATCCGTGACCGGAACAGGAGAAGAAGTGACTTCCCAACTGAACGTGATCGCTTCCGGCGAGTCGTTAATCGTCGCATAAGCCTTCTCAGACGGAGCGGCCTGACAACCGTACAGAAGATGCAGCTTGTAGCCGAACTCGGTCCCGTCGACATCATTACCGACTCGAGTCCTATAGCTCAGGCCGAACATCTTCCGTCCCTGCTGACCAACGGCAACCCCAGGGGCGGGGAGAGCCGTGCCGTCGCACTGTCCGAACTCTTCCGGATAGGTGAAGGCCTCGATTGTTGCTCCGAACTCTTCAGCAGAGATCAGATTCAGGTACTTGATGTTGTCGGCGTACTGCGCAGACGGTTCGGCACCGGTCGGAGACTCTGTGACTGTGACAAGACCATTCCAGGCAACACCTTCGTTGTACACGCCTGCCTGGTCAGGAAGATAAAGAACTCCATGGTCTACACCAGTCTCATAAACCTTTTCGCCGACCTGATCCCAGGTCAAAGGAGCCATTTTTACCCTTTCCCTTAGAAGTATACGTTATAGACATCATGATTTAAATTATCGACCGTGAAAAAGCGATTGAACAAACTCATCGGCATCGTTGCTACTTTTCTCGGAATTTCACTGTCAGGATTTTGATCGATAACTGTGATTGCATATCTCAACTTATGATCATAAACGATATCATCAGCAAATTTGGTATCAGCAAAGTCGCGTCGATAGATAATACATGGGTATTTCAACACGACATTAGTCGGTGGCTGAAAATATACGTTCGGCGTAAATGTTTCAAGGAGTTGGTGCAACTGCAGGCGTGCGGCCATTGTACACCTCCCCCAATCTTAGAAGAAGGCGAGGGCTTTGCACTTCGACGCTAGTAACCGTCCACAAAACCCCCGCCCACTCTACGTAACGAATGGCAAAGAAGTGTTCGTTAGCATATGCGTCAGCCACAATGCTAATTGAATTTTGGACATTGAGATCAAAGTTGAGATTTTCACCTTCATGAAGATTTCTCGCATTTCGAAAGACATCTCCGTAGTATGGGTACTCAACAATCTCGTCTTCCCACACGCCAGGCGCAGTTTCTACTGATTCACCATAACCAATACGACCAAAGAACCGCGTCATGGCAGCCTACCTTTACGGAGTGGTCTTCTTCTCGACGACCACGGCGGAACGGATCTTCGTGAGAGCACCCGAAACACGGGTCTCCAGGAGGTACTTGTACTGGTTGTAGTCGATGTCGAAGTCGTCGAAGAAATTGACGTCGCCACCCTTATCGGCACCGATCGTGTAGTCCTTGAGATTGACGACGATCCCGAAGAGATCGGCCTCCGTCTCCATGACCTCGACCGTGACGATGTTTGCAACGCCCATCTCCGAAGCGAGTTCCGACGGAGTTCTCCACAGACGATGACCATCACCATCACGATGGATCAGCATCTTTGTGAGGACAGGGAGCGTGGTGTAGAACGTCGGGGAGCCCGAGCCCTTGTAGACGCCCAACGAGCTGACCATGGCGTCGACGATGGCGGCCGGGTCATCCCCGTCGTCGATTTCGACGTGGGCAACGTAGAGCTCATGGTCGTGAAGGATCGAGCGGATACCAGCGGCATCCGAAGCGCCCTCCGGGTCCTTGATCTTGTCCTCAGAGGCGTTGGAGCGACCGTCACCGATGAGAACCGCGCGCGCGAGCTCCTCGTCCAGCAGGAGCCGCATCTCGGCCTTGAGCCACGTCACCACATCGAAATCGGTGATATCGAGGATATCGTCCCGATCCAGCTGCTGCTTCTTGTAGACCGTGGTGGGCGTGGTCGTCCGCTTCGACACGCTGAAGAACTCTTCCTTCTTCAGATTGCCCTTGATGTAACCGAGGGCCCGAGCTTCCTCGTGAGTGATGTCGGCGAGGACTGACTTGATGCGAGAGAACGGGGAATGCCGAGTCCCATTGATGACACTGGAGACCCACTCCATCCTCCGACTGTCGTACTCCGGAGTATCCGTGAGAGCTCGGGCATCCGGGAAGAGGATCTCGATGTTCTCGATACCATGCTCAAGCGCGTATGACTCGACGGCTGTCTTCAGCGATCCGCTCTTCTGAGCATCAGCAACGATTCCACTAATTGCGTCATGGGTGAGAACATGCTTCTCTTCCTTCTTGCCTCCGCTCTGCTGCTCGAAGACATTACGTGACATACGCCGTCCTTCCTCTCCACTATTGTCATCAGTATGGACGAGATCCGACGTTGACTCATCCTTCTTCTCGTCAGAATCATCCGACTGCTTAAGCGTCTTTGCGGAACTCTCAAGCGCAGTAGCGATCATATAGTGGACGACTTCCTTCTGCTCATCACTCATCGAATCGTAGACATCCTGAACAGTCGGGTCGTCTTCAGAGTGTTCAACCTTCTCTCCCGACTTTTCGTCGGCGTGAGAAAGCTCCAAACCCGTGTAGATAATTGCCTCATCTTCCAGCGTAACCATGTCGCCATCGCCGTGCGCCAGAGTGATGTTATCGATAAGCGCGCCAGGATTAGCACCCGACAGAACAAGGCTCACCTCACGAATGAAGCCGTGAAGAACCTGCTTCGACTTCTCTGTGAGCTGATTGGCATAGATGGAAAGCGACTTGATGTCCTTATGCTCCACTAGGGTCCGAGCATTCTTCGCTGCATCGGTATCATTGAAGAACCCATAGGTGTAAACACCATCATCACGATGCTCAAGTACCGCATGGCCAAGCACGTTGCCGGGCTCATTGTGACCGTGCTGCCAGACCAACGGAACAGTTTCCTTATCCTGATGCTTGAAGGCATCGGGAGTGATGATCCGTCCATCCGAACACTTGAGACCAGCCTTCGTGGCATAGCCGCTAAAATCAGGCTTTGCCTCAACTCCCATTTTGAACGTCCTTTCTAGATTTTGTAACTAGAATAGGCGCTAACTCAACCTTAGACGGATCGGCCTCCGAGGAATGTCCGTTAGTTGCTGTTCGATCTGGATTAGACGCTGGCATGTTACTATTAACCAATCGGTCAGCCTTCGGATCGGAATGCGGAGATAGACCCACAACTTGCCGAATCTCATTCGAAGTCAAGATCTCGTTCCGAGTAAACTTATCGGCAATCTCCGCAATGTTCTCAATCGGAACCAAGCGGAATGGATCTCGGAAGAATTTAACGTCTTGTCTTTGGGTTCGAGCCGTCTTCGTCAAGAAGCTTCGTCGCATAGCTTCAACGATAGATGTGAGAACTGGCTCGATCGTACGGTTCCAATAGTTCAACATAGCCTTCTCGTCAGCCGTACCATTCATAACCTCATTAGTCAGACCAAGCTGACCGTAGAGCATCTCGGTCAAGTACTCGACCTGGGCCATGAGGTTGTTCTCGGCTGGACGATTCAGCTGAGTGATCTTCTCAGTTCCGTCCGTATAGGCAATGCCATACTGGCTGCCCTTTAGCTGGAATTCAATATCCTTTCGGCGCTGCTCTGCTTGCTCTCTACGGCTCTCAGACTTAATCACATATGGAAGCTGAATGATGAGATCGAGTTTTCCTGAGGCCGACTGCTCGTCAATAGAGTCCAAAAGATTGAGCTTATGAAGAAGACGCTGTAGCGTTGAGTTCGGTTCATTCATCACCGCATACAACGGATTTTCGATAATAGCGACGGAAGACTTATGTAGCGTGATCTCTTCTCGCTGTGCGCGTCGATCGTTGTATACACTTACGCGCACGTGATGTGGATACCACGTCATAATATCGCCAACACGAATCGTCATGATGTCGAATCCGCCACTTTTTTCTGGACTAATGGTTGTGTCGACCGGAACAAGAGCCGCGACGCCTTTATCAAAAAGTGTCATTGCAATATCCTGCCTGAATGCGCGCGCTGCTTGATCAATGTTAGCTTCAACGGTCAAACAATTATTAAGTCCACTGTCAATGTCTTCGATGTATCTCTTTTCCTGATCCAATCTCACATGACGCATGTCAACAGACGCAACGTCAATACTGAGACGCGTATAAATTGAAGAGATAAGCGAGCGTTCATTGGGAATTCGAAATTTTACACGATCTGGTCTTGTGCTGTTAGCTGGACCATAGTATTCGAAAGAGCTCGGAACGGGCTGAATAGGCCAAGGCGAATTTTTCTTCAGCTCTCGTTGGTCTCGATTAAGAAATGCGTTCCAAGCATGTCTCACCGTCGGGCCAAATCGTGCCACATTTCACCTCCTTTCCCCAATCGCTCAAATTCTCTAGCCCCATCCATTAAAGTAAGCAAGAACGACGAAAACCGCGATCACAACCATGGCGGCTGTGTTTACGAACGCGTTCCAGTTCGTAGGCATTACTCAAACGCCTCCTTATTCACCTTGTACGCAACCCAGGCGTCTAGAAGGGCGGCAACATTGTCGATCTTTTCGTCCTGACGCTTCTTCAAGAGCTTTCGGTTTCCGTTGGTATCCTCTAGAGTGATTGCGTTACCCATTGCGAATGACATAAGAGATTGATCGAAGATCAGAAGTCGCTCTTCTGCCATGATTTTGATCTCACCAAGAGGAACCGATTCAGTCTTCGCTCCTTGGATTACTTTCTCGATACCAAAGGGTCCATTCTCCGCTTCCCAGCGTTGAACAAACTCTTTCGCATTGTACGGATCGTAACCAAAAGTACGAACGTCGAATTCGGAGTCCAGAATGAACTTGTCCAAGTCCTCGTATACGTCTTGCCCGACATCGAGAATACTTCCGGGCATGACATGAAGACTTCCCTCGTTGATGAACTCTTCGTACTTCTGTCGCATAGCAGCAGGAAGCTTCATCAACGTAAGTTCAGTAATGTAACTCCGAGTCTTCACTCCAAACCGCTCACGTCCTAACGGGAATATAAACGTGAACGCACAAAAGTCATCGCCTTGGGAAAGATCGGCCCCAAGAGAACATGGCATTTGCCAGAATTCTCGACGACGATGTGGAAGGGTCTCTTCGTAAGTGAAGAAATAGGTATAGCCCTCCATTGGAATCCCAAAGCGCTTCGCGAGAATATCATTTCGACTCGCTGGCGCTTTCTCGGCCCGTTCCACATCAAGCTGATACGTTTCATAAGACACCGTCAATCCTAAATTCGGATTTGCTTTTACCCACATTGCCGGATTAGAAACTTCTTCGATTTCGTCGAGTTTGTAATGCCAGATCGAAACGTGCGGTGCGTAGTACTCGCCTTTAAGAATGTCAGCAAGCTCCATTTTGATGGTGTCACCAGAACCGGCTCGGACCGTTCCTTCCGAGCTGATGGCAACGATCAAATAGTCCTCGAGCTTCGATGCTCCCTGTTCAACAGCGCCGACAACGTCCTCTCTAAGATCACCAGACAACCATTCGTCAATCGTCGAGATCTTAGGACGCAGTCCTTGAAGCTTGTTGATCGCCATCGGTCTGACCTCGAGCAAAGAGCCGGTAAGGAAGTTCTCGATACCTTTCTTCGTCGACGCCAGCTTCACTCGATTGGCTCTCGAGCCGGTTGTGTTCTGGAGAGACCCTTCAGTCAGGAACATGAAGAGTGGTCCACGAGATCGTACGATTGATGTACGACCAGGAGCCATCACTTCTTCTGCTTGTTTCATCGTCGGTGCTGTGGTGATCTGATGCGTTGTCGTCGTATCGACGTTTAGGAAGTAGCTATGAATGCACCATGCATACATCGACTTGGCCGCACCACGAGCGACGATTAGGTACTGCTTGAGAGTCAGACGTTTCTTGATCTGTCGTTTCTCGTAATGGCCTCCGTGATTATCTGGGGTTGGTACGTAGACGCTACGCTCAACGAAGTAATACCAACCAAAGATTTGCTCGGACCAGAGTTTGAACGAATCAAGAAGATGAAGGTCTGACCCGTCCGTCAAAGTCAATTCGCCTTCGCAATAGCGAATAAATCCTTCGACGGCCTGATCGTCATAGTAAATATTAGGGTTAGCGATGAGCGAATCGATCCGATTCATCTCCTGAGAGATTTCACGATTCACTGGAATCTCGCCTCGGAGAACTGCCTCGCGAAACCGACCGTAGTAAATCGGAATCGCAGTATTAGACAGGCTCACCCTAACCTCCTTTCCTAGGCAAGAGCTTTCTTAGCAAGAGCTTTCTTGATCTGTTTTGACGCAACAGTATTTGCAGTCTCGGTGGCCTGCTGCTTTCCAGTCTGTCCAAGAACAGATTTCACGAACTTCACAGCAGGACTCGATTCGTTATACTGTAGTCGCTTCACGTTCTGCTCGAGCTGAATTCGTTTTGCATACGCTTGCAACTCATCATCAGAAAGAGCCTTGACTCCGCTCTTCCTCGCTACTTGCCCACTCGTGCGCACGCGTATCGCGTCCGGGTGCGCGGGATGTCCGTAGCCACCTTTAGTTTTAATCTTCTTTCCCTTATCACTAACTGTGACCGACGAAGATCTATCTCTACGAACACCCCAACGCATACCCTTAACGCCATGATGAGCAAGAATATCGTCGACAACATTGGCGTTGTCCATCTTGCCTCTATTCCGATTCGGGCTTGGGCTCGGCCTTCGGCTTAGCCTTCGGCTTAGGAGCCTCTACATGGCCCAAACGAACCTGTCGGGCCCTGCGATACTCATCCTTCTCCGCGTCCTGACGTTCCCGCTTAGCTTGGGAGCTTTCGCGTGACTCGTTTGCCATTATAGACCTCCGTAACTTCTCCAGTATAAATATCTTCGACGTACATCACATCTGGATCTGGATCGACCCATTCTTCATCTTCTCGATGAACATTCAGACGCCACTCGAGCTCCTGAATTTGCTTCTCAGTAGCCGTAATTAGATATGACGTCTGAGGGGGATCAAAGAGCTGCTTAACCTTGAGAAATACGTAGGACTTCACCGAATTGTACTGAAAATCCTCTACGATAAACTCAGGCCAAACTGCTTCTGCATCTTCGATCATGAATCCCTCAGAGGGGCCAACTCCGAGTTGGGTGAGAGTAGAAAAAGCAGTGTTAATATGAGTGATAATATCGAGATCAAAGACGGTGTAATCTTCGGCAATCCCCAGAATCTTCTTTGTACTAGTGAGGATACTATGTTCCATTCTACTTCACCTATCCTTAGCTTAGTATTTACTTAGACGAAGAACTCTTAGGAATAGCTCCCCCGTCATACTTTTTGCCTGGCTTGGCCTCTTCCTTCTTCTCCGTGGCAGTCTTTTCAGACTCCTTCTTCTCTTCGGTCATGTTACTCCTCCGATTATCTGAGATCTTCGGCTCTGACAACAAGTAGAAGGTCCGGACGATAGCCCAAATATACGGGATACGGACCAAGTTCACTACCATGCGAAGTCCAAAGAGCTGTCATCCACATACCGTTTCTTTTACAAATAATGACATGCCTTGTGTCTGAAAGACGTGGACCAAAAATGGCCATGTCTCCGACATAGAATTTATGATCGGTTGGTACTCGTCCCTTACGATTATAAGAAAGCAGAGTTCCGGTAAAACCGTATCCGCTATAGTGCAAACCGTTGGGATCTTTCAGTGAGAACTGATTATGAAGATCCGCCCATCGAAAAGCTCCGGTAACAAATCCAGAGCAATCTGTAGTAAACGGAACCGAAGGAGATCGACCCAGATGATTCATGGGCCGATTCTGATCATAATGAATCTGCGCTCTATTCTCCTCAGCCCGCTCACAGTATCGACGAATAGAGTCTCTGGCGGCTTCTTTCTGAGAAGAGTTCAGTGGCATTTACGCACCATCTTCCTCAGTAGGAGCATCCTCGAGATCGTCCTCGGTAACCGGCTCAGCCTCGGTGCCCTCAGCCGCTTCCTGATCGTCACCTTCTGGCTGGAGAGGCGGAGGAACTCCAGGAGTCTCTGGCACCTCTAGATCGGGCTGATCCTCGGTCCCAGTCCCTCCGTGAAGAGTCTCAACTCCCTCAATACCCATGTCACTCTCCTTTTTCGTACGTAGTCCCTTGAACAACTTTCTTAGCATCATCAAGTCGCTGCTTTGCATAAACCGAACCGGCAGTAATGAATGCTACGATAATTGCTCCGATATACTCGACCCACTGATCCGGATTGAATACATCGAAGATTCCGATAGCAAGCAAGCTACCAAAGAAAGCAAATACACCAGCCCACAGTGCAATTGGGTTTTCTTTCATACGTACAGCCTCATTTCATCTACCAGAGTGTCGTATCACCTGACTTTCTCTCAATCGGACCCCTAGGAAGTAGATCTTCGTCACCATAGTGAATGGCATTGTGTGTTCTTAACGACGTGGTTATGAGGAAATTTGGATCTATAATCGATTCATCACCATGTTTGATCTCATCCAAAGAGATCGGATTCATATGATGAATTAGCAAACCTGAATGAATCTCATAGCCGAGAACACCCAGATCACAACCATTGTCGCGTAATATGATTAGATTTCGAGTTGACTTCCACTCCTGAGACTTGTAAAAACGTTGATTAACCCATCGATCGAAACCGAATGTTCGTAAACCGAGCAATCCACCCAATCGAAGATAGCGATAACGTTCTTCGAACGTGTCCAGACGATGCAGCTCAGAATATGTTCTAATAATCGTCATCGGCCTCTGGAGCTGGGAGATCGCCAGCGTAAGAACGCATTGCTTGAAGCGCTTCCATGTAAAGCTCTTCGACGCGCTTCTGAGATTCAAGAGCTTCGATCTTTACACGAGTCAATTCGTTTTCATGCTCAAGTCGTTGCTGTTCGAGTCGTTCTCTAGTCGAACCCAACTTAAGGAAGTGCGTAATCACTTGAGACGACGCACTTCCGCTACGAATCTGTTTCTCGGCAAGGTCGATAGCTGCAGAAACCATCTCGTTTTCACGACCCTCAGGAGTTGTCGCGGGTTTGCGGCGATTTGCCTTGCCTTCATCATGCTTTCGCCTAGCAGGCACGCGACCTCCTTTCGAAACTTAATCGAAGACTACGACGTCGCCCTGAGTAACAACCTTGAACGCAGACTTTGCGCCAGGCTTACAATCGGGAGTAACTCCGGTTCCACCGTCGAACAACGGCTTCCCGGTATCCCCTTCGGTGTTCACACAGATCCAACGAGTATGATCGCCTAGACCGCTGCCATCAGCTCCCTTGGGACCAACGGGTCCAGCTGGTCCAACCGCTCCAGCAGGTCCGGCAGGTCCGGCGGGTCCGACGGATCCTCCACCACCGCCTGAAGATCCAGCAGGGCCAGCAGGGCCAGGGGGGCCAGCGGGTCCGGCGGGTCCGCGCTCACCAGCAGGTCCTGGGACACCTGGGACCTTCGGCAGAGCGAGACCAAACTTCCTAATCTCCCACGAACGACACGGCTGCTTGACCGCGACGGAACGCACAACGCCCGCGCGAAGAATCCCGAACTTTCTTGTCGTCTTCCCTGATCGAACACCAGATCGGCTTCCTTCCAGGTTATTGAGATTCGCTTTTCCGACACAAAACGGCCCGGCAAGGCGTCTTCCCTGGTCATTACTAACTGCACCAGAACTTCCTACTACGATTAGTAGCAGTAGTGCTGACATTGCCACAACTACAAGCCTCATGTTCCCCTCTTCTCCTCTTGTTCAGATGACTTTGCCTCCAGTTTTAACCCCCCGAAATTGGGAAACATTGAGGGAAAAATCCCTCCGGGGAAATTTTGGGAAGCCGGGCGATGCTAGGGGGGGTGTGTTTTCTTTGACCCCTCCCCCCCTAACTTTTTTTGTCCCCAAGATTTTGTTTTTTGTTTTTGTTTTTTGTTTTTTAATTTTTTATTATTTTTTTTCATTTTAATTTATCAAATCGATCCTCACCCTAAGGGTAGGGATGGGGTGGGGCATGGGTATGCCGAGCAATCAACATCAATCCACTCACTGCATACGCTAGGGCGCAATGGGTTATTGAATGGATCAATGGATCATGTTACTAATTTATCAAATGAATCTTTAGAAACTTTTCTCCACATACCTGATACGTTCTCCTGCACGATCTCGTCTATTGCGTTCTGTACTGCTAACATCTGGTCTGGCTGTGATAGATCATCAGAAACATTAGCTATCCTATCCAAGAAGGCTGCGGTATTGTAACCAGAACTAACGTCATACTCAAACCATTCTTCGAATTGAGTAAAAGGATTGAATGGATTGTCTACAGTTGTTAGCATGTACTCAATAGGTTCGTTAGTATCAGTGATACTTAGCTCACTCATTGAGTCCTACCTTGAGTGTAGTTAGACCAACACCTAGTGCATCAGCTACCTCAGCTTGTGTATAACCTGAGGCCAACATAGACTGAGCACGGACCAGCTTAGCACTGGTCATCTTACGTGCAGTCTTAGGTAGGGCCAGGGCTTTAACTCTATCTGTATCGCTATTCTTTAGAACTCTTTCCAATACATGATTACTAACAGCACCAGCCTGAATAGCATTCCATTCGGCCTGGGTCATAACGATCTTGTCTTTCCTAGCCCCAGTTCTAGCTCTGGCGGTGTTCAATTCCTGTTGCTTGATCTTCTTAGCAGTTGCTTCATCCATGCCTGGATTAGCCTGCCTCTTCTGAGAGACGGAGGCATTTGCTAGAAGCTGGGCTTGTCTTTCACGGGGCGCATTCTTTTCGGCTACGTTGAGCTTAGCTTTCAATGAAGCTACTTCGTTTGCATACGCCTTCTTTGCTGAAGGCGAGTAAGGGTTAGGCTTAGTAGCAACAGCTTCTTTCCTTGCTTCATTAGCCATAGACTTCAGTCTATTGGAATGCTCCGCATAGATAGCTTCCATTCTAGTACCGGGGGGTTCAACAAGAGAGAACGCATCATCGGCCTCAGCTAGACGCTTAGACTTCTGTAGCTTATCTCTTGTCAATCCCTTACGATCAGTGATCTTACGGCCGGTAGGTTCGTATACTTTCTTTCCCGTAACCGGGTCAATAGGACCCCCCTTTGAAAGAGGGCGGGGTCTTCTTTGAGGGATGTATACCTTAGCTCCTGCTCGACTGATCAAAGTCTGGGCCCCTGCTTTGGGACTACCCTGGTACTTCTCTTTCAATGCAGGAATACCATTGTCTTTCTCAGACTGCCTGAAATCAAGATGATGTTTCTCAGCATCAATGACAACCATGGAATGTCGGATAGCTCGAGCCTTTTCGTCTGAGCTAGCCCCATGAATGGTCATGTCTGTGATTAGATTGGAAACCTTACCCATCTCCTGCTGCTTACGTGCATCAGTCATACGAGGGATGGGAGAACCTTTAGGAACTTTGTACGTCATCGGATCAAAGTCCTTCAACCCATCAAGGGCAGGGGTACTTTTGATCTGCCTCTTTCCATTGGGAATGACAAGCACTGTATCCCCATCGAAATCGGCGCCCGATAGACGCTTGGCTACACTGTGATGAATACCAACTGCATCATGTCGAGCCTGTCCTGCACCAGTACCAAGAATACTTCGAGCTTCTCGATTGCGATTGTTAACCGTCAACTGAGGAATCTCGAACGTTCCACCATGAGGATACCGAACAAGTGCGACTCGTTCACCATCTCTCATGCTAGGAGCATAGATCTCATTAGGCTTGATGGAATTAATAGGGAGAATAACCTTGGTTGCCTGTCTTGGTAGACTGGCCGCTTTGAGATGCACAGCTGCTGAATCGGTTGAGTCCGCAAACTTCAACAACAATTCTTTACGAACTGTCGGATTTGTAAGAGAGCTGATCTCATCGAACTCTTTCTTACGGCGTTCATGGGTCACGTTCAGTTGTTGCTGTGCGAGCTTAGGACTCTGCTTAGACAACATCTGAGACGAAAGAGTTCTAGACCATCTATCCCAATCGCCCTCTTCGTTCACCAGATTCATAGCCGAGTTAACCTTGCCATCTTTGCCGTGTATCTGACTCACAACTGATCCGAAGGGGAAGTCGGGATCATCCGACAGCGGCTTCATTGCATCTTTCTTGCGACCTGTATTGGGTGCGCTTGTATTGAATACAAGATCTGTTCCATCAGGAAGATCGTCTCTGTAAATGGCCATGCCCTTCAAGTAATGTGTGCCGTCAACCGCAACACGAACCTGAGCATAGCGCTTACCACCAAGACGAACGTCCTCTACACCAGGGCGAACATAGATAACGCCATCTGCCTTGGCTCCCTCAGGCCCATAATTAACAGCAATTCTTCTTGAGCTGACAGAGAGAGGAGTCTGGGTACCACCATTGAAGGTGCGACCATAATCGGCAGAACGTTCATCGATCTGTCTGATCTGAGCTCTATTCGAATTAATCTCGGACAGAGTAGTACCGGGCTTGGCCAACACTTTCACAGTCGTATACTTGCCTGTGCCAATCTGCTGAACGTGGATATTGTGAACTTCGTATCCCTGTTCTCTCAGAGCAGCAACAGATGTGTCGAGATGTGTTCGAGTAACACCCACAGCGAGGTGCACACTACCACCAACATCGACGTACTTCTTGTTGTCCACTTCCTTCTTCAACATGTTGGCTGTAGTTTGGATAGCGTCAGCCTTGTCTTTCGCTCCGGGCTCGAGAAGAGCACGAACCGAAGACTCATTAAGGCCCATACGCTCACCGATCTTGACGTTCGACCAGCCCTTGTCCTTCAAACGCTGAGCTGTGAGAATCTTCGTCTGCCTCTGCTGAGCAAGAGCCATAGACTTCGCAGCTCGAAGCTGTGTTGTAGTAACACCAACACCTCTGGCAATCTCAGATTCAGACATACCACTTTTTCGAAGATTCTCGACATAATCGAGATAGTCCCGATTGCGCTTGTTTTGTGTACCACCGGATCCCCAAGGATATCGACCTGAACGACGGAGGATGCCGTAATGTGCAAGATGTTCTTCTTCAGTACGAATCACGACTGTTCCTCCAATCTGCGATAGGAGATTACTTTGTCGAATTCTTGAATCTTGCTCATGATAAACAAAATATCATCTGGATCTGCATCGTAGACCATAACCTCATTGTCCTGATAAATTCGAAGCTCGATCTTAATTGTGGTGGGATCTTTGTCATACTCAAGACAGAACAATGCAGCATACACTTCAAGTTGATGAACAGATCCGGGGAATACGCCAGTTTTCAAATCATGAATTCGAAGAGTATTATACCGAAAGGCGATCGTATCCGCGGTACCAAAACAATTCTCGGAATAGTACAGAACTTGCTCACAGGTCATCCTGTATTGAATAGCGTCGTTGATATACAATCCAACGGTGCCAACCAAATCAGAAAGCCTACCTGCTTCGATTTCTCTATGAGCATATTCGTGCTGAGCAACACCGTAGGCGCTAGCTTGAGCTGTAGTCCATCGCTCAATCAGACGATCCGGAGTATAATGAATCCAATGATATTGGCTAGGACTAAGAAACGCGTGCTCGCCTTGGAGGTTTAAATGCTTGTTGAAGCGCATTCAAAACCTCCTTTTCGTTTTCAGGATATATGTACGCAGCAAAAGACATTGCTCCTAATCGTTCGATGTAATAATCTTGATTAGGTTGTGTACTCGCATCCTTTGAGATCTTAACTTCAAGTGCTGCCCAATGAAGTTCCCAAAGAAGAGTGAGGTCCAACATCCCTTGACGATACTGGCTATCGTTTTTCAAAACGACACAACCAGGAAACATTCCTTCGAGTTTCCTGATAATCTTGGCTTGGTATTTACCTTCAGTCATATATCACCATGCTCAAATAACAGTGACGACAACTTGTGGAGTCGTCTGTTCCCAGGTTACCTCATCCGAAAGAACAACCACGGACATGAAATATAGACCGACCTGAATCTCCATCATATCTGTAAGAACGACCGCATCACTAAAGCTGGAGACAAAGTCAAATAGAAGATTCGCGAAATCTGTTACGGTGATCGAATCGCTTACATCGAGAAGCAATGCGAACGTCTGCGCCCAAACCGCATTGTCGGTAAGAACAACATCTTCCGTTATAAAGAGACCGAGATCAGCAACAAATATGCTCGAATCGTTGGTTGTAACCGAATCTGTCGGATTAAGCACAGAATCTTGTGCTAATGTAGGAATATCCGAAAGAGTAACAGCGTCGGCGGATACAAGCGTCTGATCTTGTACGAACGACGGAGAATCACTCGTTGTAACCGAATCGGCCGGTGTAATCGTAAGCGCTGCACCCGCCGTTAACCATTTCGCTCGCAGAAACTCTTCAACCTGCTGGCGTTCGGGATCGGTTAGTTTTCGGTTGTAGATCGCGATCTCGGCGATGTCAACGTCGCTACCCTGAAGGTTGAAGATCGCGCCGCTCAGACCGAACGTATTATTGAATCCCCTTGTGCCGCCGCTCGGCCCTCTGATCTGTGTGCCATTGGCAAATAGGCGACCCGCGAAAGCACCAGTACCGTCAGCAGAGTAAAGCTTCGGCGTCGTTCCCGTCGGATTTGGGCCGCTGAATCCATCGAGCCAGCCCTCCATGTAGGCAACATCCCAGTCGCCGCCATGCCACCCAATCAGGAAGTTGTTAACACCGCCAGCGTAATATGCTCCGAGCACGCGGCCCTTCGTAGTCCCATACATTCGCCCGACGTAGACAACCGTAAACTCCGAGCCGACCCCCGAGGAGGGGCTGTAAAAGCCGCTGGTCGTGCCAGCGAAGCGAACGATCGGTCGACCGTTGATTCCAAACTCGGGACCACGCGCGACAGGAGCGGCCCCTTGTAGAGTGAGTGCAAACCCTCCGGGAGCGAGATTTGGCCACGCAGAAACAGCTGCACCATCCGCAATCCCAAGTTGCGAGGCATCGAACCAACCTACACAATTGGCAATTGCAGTCGGTGTAAAATCGGCCAGGACAAGATCATCCGAGAGTGTAACCGTGTCACTAGCGACAAGTGGAATATCAAATGTCTGGACCCATGAAACGCTGTCAGAGAGAGTGACCGAATCAGATGCGAGGATCGACGGACCGAGTGGTCCACCACGGAAGTTGTCGTAGCGGACCGAGGTGTTCGACCAGGACAGCCCGACGGGGCCGGATATGTAGTCGGGCGCCTCCGCCTCAAGGTACTTCGTCCACTGACCACCCGAAGGCTTTCGATACGCGGTAACTCTTGTCCCACGTCTAGCAACCCACACCGAATCGCCAGCGACGACGCCACACGGGGCGGAGTAGATAACGGCCGGAGTGGACATCACGCCGTCGACATACTTACGGAAATACGGCGCAATGCCGATGCCCATCGTGAACTCGACCGCGTAACAGTCGAAGGTCGCGGTGCCCGCACCCTGGATCGCGAAGGCGATATTGAAGCTAAAGCTCGACCCAATAGCCGGGATGTCCCATATCAAGTCGAAGTCGGCGGCGAATATAGCTTTGGTATAGAGGCGCGTGGTCTGCACCGCGGAGAGCCCGAGCTGATTAGAGATAACCCTCGCATCCTGCACATACTGATCGAAGCCGTTAGGCTGCCAGATCGTGGATCCAGCTCCCGCTTCCACGAGGTCGTCAGCACGATTGAAATCGTCGATCGAGTCTTCCCACTGCGGAGGATCGGGGGGAAGATCCCAGGTAACTTGCACCTTCACTCCGGCAAGGCGGTAGCTTGGATCATTTGTCGAGTTGCCGTTACGACCGCGCCAATGGACTTGAAAAACTGCATCGAGCAAATCGGCTTGCGTCCAAGCCCGTTCTGAGGTAACATCGTACGTAATGGTCTCAAGGACAGTCGGCTCGGTTGTCGACGTGTGGACATTCGTGCCGCGAGTTCCGCTTAGCGCCCACGCCGTCTCTCGGTTACCGACACCACCGGTCGAGTTCATTCGGGAGCGAATCTGAATCTCGACCTTGAGGATGATTGCGTTTGCTGGAATCAATGAGTCGAAACCATACTGACCAACCTTGAACCAGCCAGTCGTCAACGATCCCGTTCCCGGAGTGTTCTTAGCAGTAACTGCCTCGATAACCTCGGTGTCGTCATCGGCAGTACACGCGATCGCGTTCGACCAGGAAGTGCCCGAGAGCACGTCGCTGGTGAACGACCGTGGCAACAGGAATCCAGTCGCTGTCGCCATCTAAAACACCGCCTCGTCCGGATAGTTACCAACGAACAAACCACGGCAGGAATGACGCTGTGCCGTGCGTGGATCGGTCAGTGCCGGATGATTTCCAAATGAGAGTGTAAGTGGCCCGATATACAGGTCGACTAGCGGGCGGCGTAACTCCACGTGGATGCCGAGTTGCATCCACTCAGGAGCGAGCTGCATCGCCCACCAGCGACCCCAGGCGAGCCAAACTTTTCGGTGGAGACGCAGCTTATTCATGATTTTATCCGACCGTAAATGTCCAGGTCGCCGAGAGAGTATCGCCAGCGGCCTTTGGTTTGGCGGCGAACGAGGTTGAACACCACATGTTTCCACCTGAAGCCGCGTCGAACACTCCTGCTTCAGTGAGCGTACCTGTACCGTCTCCCGCAGCCCAAGTTGCGGTAAATGTAATAACCGCACCCGATCGCGTCTTGTTCGCAAGTGCATTACGATCAAGTTCCACACCAAGTGCGGTGGCCGAAGGCGAACCAGTACCAATCGCCATGTGTGTCGGCTTCGCAAGAGTGGGAGCCGCAAGGATCTGATCAGCAAGCCCATTCTTTCCGGCAGTTGTTACGGTGTTGTCAAGCTCCCACCGTTCCTTCAACTCGCCGTTCGCATCACGAAGCTCAAATTCTACGTGGCCTCGAATGTGTAGAATCTCCTCTACCGGCAATCCTCGGTCAAATGAGAACTCGAGCTTGTCTTCGATCTTCATCGTATCTTTCACGTTTCCTCCCTAAGCGATGTGTTCAAAAATGGCAGTCAACGAAAGTCCGGACGGATTACCTACAAGAGAAGATCGAGTCCATCCAAGCATGTCAAGATCAACAATCGATTCTGAAAATTGAATCGATACAGGGGTCGTTGTCACCACGAAAGGCGCACCAATATCCGCGCCATTCTTCTGCATCTGAATCATCACAGATGTTCCAGAGAGTAATGCTGCTCGCATCGAAATTAGTGTTGTGTTTTCGCCAGTCGCCTCAGGAATGAAAATCGGTGGAATTACCGGAGGAGCTTGTGCGAGATCTCCGGCAATAGCCCACGTACGTCCAGTCCGAAACGTACCCACACCCGGAGGGCCTTGTATACCTGGAGGACCGAGGTTACCCGCAACCACAACAATAACATCAGGGTTTATCTCAACAGAAGTTTCTATATCTTGAATTTCTTCAACAGAAACTTCAACATCAGGAAGCTCAATGGTTACGGTTAGCTCATCTTGTGACATCAGCAGAACACTCCACTTTGCCTTGCATCAGGGTTCGAGGTTCGGCTTGTGATGGAGACCATTGCACATCCCATTCTCCAACAAATTTTCCTGAGTTAGCCGACTCGTGTTGAGATAGATCTGCTGTCTGCTCTCCAGTCAGCGAAAGACGAATAATTCCTTGATAGGCGTCCACCATACTTACTGTAAATTCAGCAACTGGCGGATCTGGATCAAGTCTCTTCAATCGAATCTGTGCTTTTACCGATCCAGAAACATCAAGAGGAGCAGAGCTCCCATTAGTAATGATCATACGAAAGCTGACCCCATCACCGGCATACAAGCTAAGGTCTAAACTTTCAGGTAACAGATTGATTTTACCAGCCATGCCCCTCCTTTCATGCTTCGCGAATAAATAAATGAAAAAAAATGAGGAGAGGTATCCTTATCTCCTCTATTATATTCTGCGATTTGAACGCTAAATAATATCTATTTTGATTATTCGTCCCCCGATGAAGGATATCTCGCGTGCAACTCCTTGTCCACACGCTCTACTGAATCCACCATGCCAATCAGGTGAGCATCTGTCACGATCGCATCGGTCCAAATGGTGATCACCCACGAATATACGCCCGCTGCTGTACGACGAAGTTCGATCGATCCACGACCAGGGACAGGATCTCTATACACTGCCGGAGCTTTCGCACTTTCAGCCATATCAGTCTCCTATTCTAGAATGCCGAACTCTTGATAGGTGGGCCACACGTAGGTGCGATTCAAAATGGAAAGAACGAGGTCCCGCTCGAGAAGGCCATAGCGACAAGCGCACTCGAATGAGTTCTCACTCACTTCCTTCGTTTTCAAATCGATAATTCTCGCATCGATAGGATTCTCGTAAGGACGACGGAACTGTTGGTTGTATCGGATAGCAAACCACCTAGGACGCCATGTAAGGTTCTCTACGCGATTGTTATGCCTATCCCCGTCTAGATTGATGGGTGTGTCAAATGGGATGCCAGGAATCGGTATGAAGGCTTTGGCGACCAATAGAGGTACTGAGCGATGATATTGAACTCCGTCTCTCATCAGTCCCACTTGAACAACACCGAATTGGTTGTCGTTTAACGATAAGATTCTCCCAGACTTGTTAGAACGAACTCTTCCATGGTCACTGACGGCGTATTCTGGGAAATTTTCAATGGTTCTCCAATTTTCGAGCATGAAAGCTCCCAATCTTTTATAAGGCCTTGGGCAAAGCGCTGCCTTGTGGGTGGTTCTGATCTTTTCTCCTTTGTACGAGTTTGCCCAAAAATACTTGAAGGAAAAACTTTCTATAAAAACGCATGTTAGTATCTAATATATATTACTTATTAAGTCCCCGCGTACAGTAGAGTTTTAAGAGCAGATTTGGGTGGGCTTAATATCTAAGGAAACTTAGGATTTGCAGGGATTTCGTTGTGGCCATTTTTGCCCGTATTTTTTTAGAACGGAATTTCGGACGAAATATTGAAGTTTTTCTTCGATTTTAGAGCACGTGAAATTGCCACGTCTATACCCGCTTTTGAGCGTAGTGTGTAATAAAACAGATCCAAAAATGGGCTATTTAGCCTATCAATCCGTCCGTGCGCTTGCTCCCAGTTCTTGTACGAATAGGTCAAAGAGTAAAAAACGACCGTATCCGTCTCAACACAGTTCCAACCTTCGGAGCCAGCCACGTATTGTACCAGATAGAGCCAGGAATCGGTGGTGGGTATCTCCTCATGACGATGTCCGTTCCATTCTGCGACTGTAACGTCCTTGTCCAGACGCTTAAGGATGTCCAATTCGTAATTAAAATTGTAGAACACGACCATTTTCGGATGCTTTGTGAGCAGATCTTCGATTGCTCGGACGCGTGAAGCATCGCTGTTAACCACCCTTCGGAGAACTCCGAAAAGCTCTGCTATATCTTTGATAGGTCTGTTCTGGTAAAGATGCCATCTGTTCTTGACGACGCTGTCATAGAGTTCCTTGTTGTACTCAGTCTGCAGAGATCTGGAATGCCGGATCGTCTCGTTGTTGTAGCGCATGTGCACGAGAATGCGATTCCGATTCCGGTTCAGCTTCCCTACGTTCAGATACCGCTCCACCTTCGGAAATTTTGTGAAGGGAGCATAGACGACGTGCTCGTGTTTGAACTCCGTACGGTTGCGATAAAACCCGTTGGCGACGAAAACAGGAATGTAGTCCAGCCATGTATCCCCAGGAGTGGCGGACAATAGAATCCACTTGTTGTTTCGTGCGATCTTGAGAAACGCCTTGACCCAAGCACCACTACCAACCAGTCGCTGTTCGTCGAAAATGAAAAATGCATCTTCTACTTCCCGGTACTTATCAATATTATTCCAGCTATCCACAGTGAGAATGCCATGCAGAGTAGCATCAGCGTGCTTACCCACGACAATTCGTGCGAATTCACCTTCCCAATCTTTACTATCGCGCTTTTTAGCAGTCGTGACAACATAAACGTCTCGCTCTCTATGCTCCTGCTCATAATATGCGACAGCGACCCTAGATTTCCCTGATCCAACTGCGCCCCATAGGATCTTGCCGTCACTGAGCTGTGTAAGGGCGGCTTTCTGATGTGGCTGCAGATTCACGTGATGAACACCAGAACCCAGACGGAGAACGCTATCACCATTATCGTTGCGGCCGCGATGCAGACAAACCCTACGTAGCCATCCCAAGTCATACGGCCTACTCCTTTCAAAAAATTAACTGTAAGTAAGACGGGCGGAGACCCCCAACCGCAAAGGGATCCCCGCCCTGACCCTGAGGTAGAGTGCCGTAAAGACCCTCAGGGATCCTTAAATATGCCAGGCTCCTGTGTTCTTCGTAGGATCGCCAGGATAGCCTGCGTCCTTCAAGCACTGACAGGGCGAACGGCCATCCATGCTTCGAGAACCAGGTAGACCAGTAACGACGTAGGTTTCGTCACGGATACTGGATGTCTGTAGTCCCTCGTGATATGTCGCACCAGACTCATCGGAGAAATTGTCGTTGCCGTGATCGGTTACTCCGGGTCGGAGGCTTCCGTCCTCGTTGTACATACAGTACTGGACGTTTGAGCCACCTTCTGGGTTGGTTGCTCTAGGAGCGACCTTGACATATGCCGGTGGAACCGGAGTTGGCTTGGGAGGAACTGGACCTACAGACCCCGCTTCATAGGCGAAGCGAGCAATATCTATTAGTCCGCGATAGAAGATGCTCCCTGCCTGCGGACGATGATTGCCCTTCATCTCCTCGAGGAGTTTGTTGTGGTCCTGACGATATACAAGCTTGATCGGTGCATAAGGCTTGGAGGCAATGACCTTACCGAGAGCCTCGATGAGTTGTGGGTGTTTTAGTGCCATTACTTCTTCTTTCTACTCCTCTATGGCTTACAGGACCAGGGACTCCAGTCTCTTCCACTGTCAACGAAATATCGATACGCAGACTTAGCCTGTTTCCAGGCGCCACTACCATGTCCGTATCTTGCGCGTGCGTACGAACCCATTTGAAACAGTCCCAAATACTGGCCGTTCTGGGCCCAAATATACCAGTGACTCTCGCACCATGAGACTCTCAGTGCTTCCCGGCAATGGGGCCCAAAGACTTTGCAAATGATGCTTTTGGCCGTAGCTTGCTGTCTCGGGATTCTATCGTCCTTGAGTGCCGCTTGTCCGGTCCCAATGAAGAGAAGACTAAGGACCGTTAGTATCGTCACTGTACGCAACAAGATAAATCTCCTTGTTAGTTTACGAGATAACTTCCACAGACCAATCTGGGAAATACTCCTCGAGCATCGTAATAACGTCTCCAAGATTGTTGTAATGCTCAGTCCGCGCCAGAACTAGTCCATTATCAGCAATAAATCTCGCATACCACTTCTGCTTCAGTCGTCTTCGATGAATAACTTCAACGTGACGCGGGGGCATAGAGGTATCTCCTAGATATAAGTGGGCCTCAAGCTGCCTTGACGACACTCCCCTCTAGGGGGAGGCAGAGGGTCGAAGGACAACTATTGCCCTTACTCGAGGCCCTGGGGGGAGGATATCGCGTAGCCGAGTGCGTTCGAGCGGTTCCATGACGGCCTACCACATCCTCTCACGTTTGCCTTAACAAGCAGCCGTGACCAGACTACTTGTCCCGCTCCGTGAGCCACTACGTTAGGTCGCGACCGGGGTCGACAACTCGATGACGTTGTATCCCTCCCCGATCAGCATCTCCCGCAGGTCGATCTTGTCCTGCTGGGTGAGTTCCTTGAACTCGGAGATCTCGACCTTCTTGCCGAAAGGAGGCTTCATGAAGAAGTCCTGACAAGCCTTCACGAACGAAATCGGCTCGGACAATTAGAGTTCACCTCCTCTCGTTATTCGCTTACTTGGGCTCCTCGACCAGGTCGAAGTTCGCCTGGAATGCCTTAGTCGTGTAAACCTTGTATCCCCGCTCCGTATATAGGATCCAATCACCAACAAAAGCTTTTGTCTGTCGGGGGTTCTTGGGGTTGTGAACACGAACATGAATATACTGCTTCGTAGGCTGGATGTCGGCCGATCTATCGACTGGGGACTCGTCAATATTGCCAATCTCACCGAAGCACCATCGGGCAATGTCGGCGAAATTCTGCTCAGTCACTTGAACAGCATCAACGAACAGCGGCTTACGAACGTACTTCGTCGTAACACTCATGTTTTCCATTAAAGTCCTATTCATTTCGGTAGCGGGTTATCCCGAGGGCATATCCAAATAGCACGCTAAGGAGAACGATAATGCTGGTCACGATAATTGTTACAACGATCTCGATCACGAAGGTTCGACTTCCGAATACTTGAGCTCCAGAGGATCTTCCTCAATGGTCACATAAATGCTCTGAAGATATGCCTTGACTCCGCTCTTCCCGTTGACCGTCCATTCGTAAGGACGAACAATGAGATCAACGTTCAGAATATCGACCCAATCGAGCGTCTCAACTTGGCTTTCGTCGAGGTTAGTACGACCGCGGGACGTAATAAGTACAATTCGGGGCGGACGACCTTTGAAGTTGACCGAGATGGGCAAATATGCCTGAGGCTCCTCGCCCTCCTCTTCCGTACGAGGTCTCAGCCACTTGACGTTCCAATTGTCCTCGGCCATCGCCGCAGCAGATTTCTCATCAAGGAGGACGGCGAAATTCCGATCAC